CTTTATGGATAGCTCTTCATATAATCAATTTCTAACGTAAAAAGATCTGCGGATTGCCATCCAGGCGGAGAAGTTAAAGTAACATCTAGGTATGAGCCAAGAATACCATAGCTTTCTACAATGCTGTTTTTTACAATACAAATGTAGTATGTTCCACTAGGAAGGAGCGGGCTTCCGCCTACGGTCATGGTATTTCCAGAAATAGCCTGCAATACACCCCCCGCCTGTAAAGGGTTAATAGTGATTGGTGGAGGCGGAGTTCCTGGGGGCTGAGCAAAGCCAGCATAATACACAAAATCGCCAATGCTAATTGTGCTGCTTATGTCCTGACTCGCGAATGTGATTGTTTTAGTCAGACCAGCTCCCGTTACAACGCCAACACCAACGCCTATCGTGGACCTATTTTTTTGGTTATCTGAATTTAAGGCAGCTGAACTACCGTTCCGTATGTTGGCAAAATACATGCCTTCCTTACGGACAAACAGAGAAGAATCCATCGAAATGGCTGAACTAACAATGTCGTCAGTTAAAATTGAAGCACAACCCCACGCAACAGAAGAATCTTGCCCAAGAGCTTTGAATAACTTTTTTTCTAATGGGTTTTGGTTCGATATAAGCCGAACAAGTCCAGGAACAGCTCCTTGGGCATAAAAGTTACCTACAACTTGATTAGTGTCGTGGATCCATATATTGCCCGCAGAAAAACTGTAAAATGAATTATTCAGCTTTGCCATTTCTTGGGGCATAAATGAATAAAACGTAGACCAACCTTGGGCCATTTCGCTGTAACCTAATGTGACTGCCATATTAAAGTTTTGCTATTACAATGCCATTTTGAACCTGAACCCAATTAGTGCTTGGGCCTGTGCCTGTATATTTGAACGCATACCACCCATCAGCAACAAGCCCCGTTGACAGTTTGTCGTTAAACACCCAGTCATACAAATTAAACGCCCCTCCGGAAGCAATATCAGATGCACCCACTCTACCCTGAAATATGTTAACTGTTTGAGGTGCTGCTAAAGCCGCAGCGGAACTTACGGTGCTATACCCGCACTTTGTATTTGGCCCAGGCAAGTAATATGGACAACTAACGGTTGCAAAGCTAGTGCTAACCGTTGGATTGCACGGGAACACGCCCCTGACATATAGCGTAGTTGAACTCGCCGTTTTTTTAGGTATAAACAACACAAGCCCATTTCCGCTTAGTCCAGCAATATTTAATGTAATATCGTCAATGTACTCGGAAACGTCTATGGTGCTATAAGTCCATGTCCCATTATTGTTTATATATCTCTTTAGATTATTGATAATAGTGCTTTGCGCAGTACACGGATTTGTTCTACCGGTATATCTTCCGGTTACTGGCGTGGTGATTCCGTAAGACACGTTTATGTTTTCGCAACTTCTCGCTCCCCTGTTTCCAAGTGCTGGATTTGGGTATGACTCACCGTCAATTTCAAAAATCCACGCTTGAGGCGTAGATCCAGCATCAGGAGTAACGGTCATTGTACACCGAATAGCACCAATACCAGACCCAACGTTTACAAAAGAATCAAATACGCCCTGCGTGTTTGCTGTTGGGGTTATTGTTGCAAATCCGGCTCCAGCGGGATTGCAGGTAAGGGCACACCCAATAGAGGGGTCTTCACAAGAAAGTGGTGGCAACAGGAATCCGCCAAGCTGTCGCCTGACTACGCCACAGTAACTATACCAACCGTCAACGTCAGCAGATGTAAGAGTTGAATCAGTATATACCGCTGTTGCAGTGGCAAAATTATTTGTGTCTATAAAGAGAACAGGCATAATTAACAGTTTTGGTTTTGAACTAGCTTACCAGAACTATCAAGCTGAAACCATTTTCTTGTGGCTCCTAAAAAGTAAGAATAGTATCCGGGATAGGCATTAAGCTTACTACAAAAAGGGTCAAAATAAAACTGAGTCCCAGGAGTAAATAATCCAGAATGATATAGGGTTATTGTAACCGGAGCTTTGCATGCGCTAGAAAAATCAACATATACTCCAGTCGTTTGAACCTCAATACAAGTAGGGCACGGTATGTTGCACGAACAACAAACATTCGAAGGACTACTGGCGTGATAGCAAAAATTAAAGCTACTAGCCCTTCGGTAATCCCACACCAAATAAAGATGAGCATTACCGGCAGCGCCAATACTTCCGCTTCCTGTGTAAGAATTGTATGGAGTGTAATTAGTTGAAGTCGACGGGGTTATTGCTGAAGCCACGCTAACAATAGAGTTTACTCCGGCCGCTGTTGTTGGGTCAAAAAAGGTATTTGATCTCAATATCCTAAATCTATCAGTATTTATGGACACGAAAGACGTCCCTGGACTTTCAATCGTGTACATCTGTATATTAGTTCCATTTAGCGGAAGAAATGAAGACCCTGGACTTAGCGATATTTGCTCATAGTAAGCCAAGCATGGAGCTGTCGTGCAATTTGGGAAAGTAATGTTTCTCCTGTTAATGGGAAATGAAAACGTGCCAACTGCTATTTCCGCCGTTAATCCAGCCAATGTTCTGCTTCCCAATACGATTCTATGAACAGTGATTGCGGTCCCTCCACTTGGGCAGCTAACCTGTACAGTCCCGCTCCATTTTGCATCTGGTATTATCTCTATGATTGCAGTTGAAACCGCCCATAAAGAACGAGTAAAGGTTAATACAACGCTAGTCCCAGAATCAGTATCTACCTGCGAGCCATTATAGTAAACATTGTAAGTAGCAGAATCTGTAGTGCTAATGTCAATCGTAACAGTTCCAAGGCCTTGCTTGGCAAAGTCTACCGTTATAAGCGACTGGTATTCAATGTTGCTATAAGTGACGGCGTTTCCGCCACAAGGAATTGCGTCTATAATCACATTGGGTTCGTCAGCTATATGCAAAACATACTCCCTTTTTAATGGATCAAATCCGCCCAGAATTAAGGCCCTTTTATATCCCTCAAAAATAGATCGAAAATATGACCTCATCCCAATGTCGGATATAATCGACAACTGGTCTCCGGTCATTTTTAGAACCGCGCCCCTGGCTGTGTCCACAAAGTAAACGTCTTGACCGTAAGACGCAAAAGATTCAGGTGAACGCGAAATACCAAACTCTTCGACCCTGGCAACCTGGTTTCCAAGAACTTCTGGGACACTAGATAAAACACCTCCGCCTGTTGTATCAGATACAATATTTTTTCCAACTAAAACGGTAGAAATCCTGTCTTCTTGAAAGACAAGTATGTCCGTTTGACGAGGGTGCATGTACTGAATGCTAGCATAGCTTGCTTCAAGAGATTTGAAATTAAGTAAGCCTAGATTAAACTCGTTTAACTTGTTTACATTAGACTCCCTATTGTAAACACCGCTATACGTAATATCAGAAAACCTTCGTATTTGTGCGTAATTTGTTTCTGAAACAGCATATCCGCGTTGCCCTAACCCAAACGATTCTGATTTTATAGAATCTTTTACAGAGTAACTCTCTACTCCATTTCCAAAGGTAAAACAGTTGGCAAAATTAAGAACGCTTACCCCAGACAAAAGAGCCGTTTGATTTACTGTATTGCACTGGTGGAATCCCCCAGATATTGAAAAAACTTCTTGATTTTCATAATAAAAATCCGGAAGAGATGGCTCTGGCTCTGTTTCAAAAACAATTAAATTACCTCCGGCTTTTTGTATAGTAATGTATCCCTCAATCCTTGAGTCTTTTGGATTAAATCCCGTGCAATTAGCAGACCCATTTCTTACGTTCAAATAAAGCCCCGAGTTAGCAGATTTTCTCGCAAATTGATAGACATTTGTTCCGCTAATAGCCGATGGCCTAACTACGTTTCCCGAAGAATTAGTTCCTATTAAAATTGTCGCATTAAAAGCATCATTGTTTTGTCCCGTAACATCAAAGCAGCTAGTTGTTGGGTGAACCGCCGTAGTAACGTCAATTGTTTCTCCTACCCAAAAATCATAAAAATTTGCGTAATTTCTTGACGCAATCATTGACACGGCATATACCGAGTCTTTTCTTCCACAATTATTAGTAGAACCCCCGCAGTTTCTTCCGAATCGAAAACACCAAATATTTATATCAACTCGACTTCCTTCTGGAACATCCCAGTCAACATTAGTCCCCGAATCAAATAAAGGAAAGCTAATTGTAGCATACGAAGTGTCTTGGTCATTAGAGGACACTTTTAGAATACCTGTTGTAAGATAATTTTTGGGGTTCATTACCGCCATCCATCCTTCAGGCTTTACTTGCATATAGACGCCTTCTGGTTCGTTAATCCCGCCATTATTCAGAATCCAATCGGGGCCTTTAGCTTCTTTTGCTAAAACGGTAGTTTTTACAAGTTCTCCCACCGGGCCGCTTGTATCCCTTTTTACTATTAATTTATCTCCAACGTTAATAAAGTTTTTTGCCTCTCCTTCAAGCCTAACCCATATTCCCGCCGTTGACGGATCGTCAAAAAAGGAGTTTGACAAAACTGTCCTGTACTTATCTTTAGATGACTTAATTACGAATTTATAGTTTGTAGCCCAATACGGAGGCTTTTGGGAAACGGGTATAGTAACCTTTACCCTATTTCTATTTACAGATTTATCTGAAGAAAATGAAACCGTATTATTTTGACTTGTAAAAACAGTAGAAGAACGTTTGAATCCGTCCATGTAAACTATACCAACTTGGTAGTCTCTATTACTGTGAAGACTTAATGGTTTTGATGTAGAGCTTATTGTTGCAAGTACGCTAGTTACAGAAAAATATTCATATACACTAGTTACATGTGGATTCGTGCGATACACAATCGCCGGAATCATGAAGTTGAACTCAGTATTTAATGTGGAAAGGATGTAAAAAGACGTTTTTAATACCAAGTTCGTCGAGCCAAGCGCAAATGGCAAGTAGCCCCCTGTCTTTGCCGGAATAGAATTAACAAGTTTGTCAGTTAGTGAGTTTCCATTTGTGAGAACATTTGGAAAATAATCCCCCGACTCATAATACGCAGCTGTTGGACCAAATGAATACGAAAACTCAGGAGACGTAATCATTTGTTGAAACGTAGTATAATCTTTTTGTGCCGTAAAGTTTAACGATATATCAAATGGCGTGCATGCGCCAATACTTGTATTGCTAATAAACTCACTAGAGAGCGATAGAGTCAAAGAAAATGTTGTGTCCTTTTTTATATCTGTTTGATATTCTGTGGGTATAGTTATAACGACTTGATTCTTAAATCCATTCCTAGACGGAGCGCCTGTATACCAATTCGCAGGGTAATTTTGGTTAGAAAGCACGTATGATAAGGAAGTGTAAATGGACTCTTCGGATTGCGCTTGAGTAGCATAAGATATATTTACACTATTTCCGTTTGAGTCAATCATGTCGTACCCTTCAACGTAATTCCCATACATCAACCTGTTGCCCATTACAGTTTGGGCTTTGGCCTTATGTGGAACATTGTCATACATCCTAAACCATTCGGTTGATGGCAATGTGGTAAATACTTTATTGTCCGAAAAAACAACTGACAATGTTGAAAAGTCCGCGATATTTTGAACCTCCTTGTCTATTCTTTGAATGACTTTTATCTCATTGCCGTCGGCTTCTTTGTAGCATATATCTATTCCAACGACTTGCGGCGGGCCCGTTTCATAATAAACCGCTGCTTGATTATACTTATTTACCATTGACCTATTTTCAAAAGAATTAGGGTCAAGATCAAAGTTTGTTTTAGGGCTAAATGCTATTTCGCTAAAAGGAGACAAAGCGCTATATTCTCCGTCCTGATACTTATATCGATAAGCAAATGATATTATTTTTTCTCTCAAAAAGTCGCTTCCAGAAGGAACATCGCTTAGCTCCACAACTGGCGGATCCATTGGAGGTCTAACTATTACCAAAAAATCATCCTGTCCCTGAAGATTTTGTGGATATGCTCTATTTACATTTAATCTCTTTGGAGGATTAAGGTCATCAGTCCAAAAAAGAAGATTCTCTACTAAATTAACAGATACAATTCTGTTGTCTTTTGAAAAATTAAGAGCGTCGCCCTCGTCAATTACGTGATACGTTACGGAATTTGTTTTTTGATTTAATGAAACTATAAGGTTTACGTATCCATTAATCCAAGGGCCATCTTCTACGTTAATAAACCAAAAAACTCTGTCGTTGGCCTCATCAGAATAAGAGCCTATTACGTTGCAAATCCATTGGCTTATCTTGTATTTTGGCCCCAAACCACTGGGAGCAACCTCTAAGTCCGATAACGCGGTATTCCCAAGAACTGTTTTAATTCCGCCAATAGACTGAGTTGAGTCAAGAGATGTAACAGAAATATTCTGCGCATCAATATACTCTCCATTTGGAACAAGCCTCTTATCGAGGTCCTTGTTCATTTTGCCTTTTGTAAAATTTACAGTAGTCTTCATTTAATCCATTTATCGCCGCCTCTCATGTTCATCAAGAGACGCCCGGGGTGAATGTTGCTGAGCCTAATTTTTGCATTCATCAAAAGAGCCCTTCGTTCTTTTCTTGCCCGGTTTACGATATATTCCTGAACCCCAAACCGGTTGTTCAGAACGGCATATTTAATTGCCGCATAAATGTAGTCTTCAAAAAGCTTATTGACCTTAACCGAAGCGTCAACGCCATTTTCCATGCCGTCTGAAACGTATTCAATAACGCACAATAGGCCACTCATATTTGAGCTAAAGTTTATTACTCCACTCTGCTTGTCAATCTTAAAGACGGGATTCGTATTAGCGGTCTCTGTATTTGCGCCATAAGCTCCGCCAATACCCCATCTAAAATACCATACGTCATCAATGTTCCATCCATACTGACCATTGTAAGGACTAAGAGGATTGACATAAAGACTCGGCGCCGTATTATTAATCCGGCCTAAATCAAGCTCTGAATATTGCGGAGATAATACGTTGCCATTTTGGTCGTAAAGTAACTGGCCATTTTGGTCCTGCAAGTATGCTGTCGCAAAATTGGTCTGAAAGTTTTCACTAAGCGGAAACAACACCCCGTTGACCTCAGCAGAAATACGGACCCAATTAACATAATCCGATGGCAAAATAAGTTTTAGGTCGGCGCCTATTGGCTGTTCTAAAACCTTAATCTCTTTAAGGGCATCATAGTTTAATTCCTGAATAGCCCTTTTTGCAAAAAAAAGAATCTGATACCTATTGACATTATTGATGAGCTCATGGTTTCCCTGATACATCAACATAAAATTGTTAACGATGTCCTCCAGGGACACATACTGATAACTGCCCCAATTTGCATCTTGAGGAGATACACCAGAATTGTCGTAATACTGATATTGAGTTATGTATGCCATTAAGAGCGTTCTTTTTGAATTACTTCAGTTTCACCAGCTTGCCCAAATTGATAAACATCGCCCTCACGAATGGACACGCCTGCATATTGAAGAATCTTTAAGACAAGATTTGGCATGTCAGACTGAGGCAATTCAAAATCAACGTAATCACTTGCACTGGCATTAAAGATTGGATCTCCACCTGCAATAGACCCCCATGTCCACTTTGGGATACGTGGGTATCTAATGTACTGCAAAAGCACATTAGACGTAATGGTAGTTGGGTACATCGTTATACGCTGAACGAGCGATGAAGGGCTTCCCTGTAAACCACCATTTACCAAATAAGCAGGATAAGTTATGGATGGAGCTGTAAGATTTGAAGCCAAAAGCTGATTAATCCTATTTAGAGAAACCTTTTCAGCAGTTTTTGTGCCATATAGGACATTAATCATCAAATAACAATCTGATGGAATACTAAAAGTGGATGACGCATACTGAGTCAGTGACTGAACCGTATAAAACGTGTCAATAACCTCTTCAGTAATTTGCTTCATATTTGCATATCCCGTGCCAGATGCCCGCGCATTTTCCTTGCGAACCTGATCATTGTAGAGCTGAAAATAGCCCTCAAATATGTCAAGTTGAGCTTGTTGCGCATACAGATTAAAGTCTGATGGGGTTATATACCCGTAGTTGTTTTTATTTACAACTGCAAGGACGGCGTTTCTAACTTCGTCTATCATGGATATTGGAACGTTACGATATACTGAGGCCCGGTAGCGCCAGGAAATCCCGGAAAAGTCGGTAAATTATATGCAACCACATTTGTAGTTGCCCTTGCTATAGCGATTTGATTCATGAACCAAATGTGGGTCGTGTATGTTGGGTCCGGAAGAGCAAAAGAGACATAGCCAAAATCATCCCCCGGAATGTTCATGCTTGAAGTAAAATATAGGTCAACCCGACTAGAATTGTTTACTCTTATCATTCGAATATTCGATAGACCAAGCAATAATGGCTCCCCGGTAGTGGAGTCGGCATTAGGTATGAACATAAATTCGGCCATACACAAAGGTAATAAAAAAGCCACCCTCCTGGGATTCAGGGGGTGGCTTTATAGTAGTTTGAAGAATTAAGCTACCGCAAACGTCAAGGCATAAGTGGTAGCGCCAATAGTTACCGATGACGGAATAGTTAATGTGCTAGATGCTCCGGCTGATGGTTTAACGGTAGACTGAGCCGCTCCGATTAAAATGTCTGTAATAAAATTATGCAAAGCATAAGTTCCATCAGACGTACCAGAAGTAATTGTAACAGTCCTTGATGGAGCATAGGTTACAGTTACTATTGCGTTACTTGTAAAAGCAATGGATATAATCGCGTTAGCGTCAATGTATCCATGCCCGTTGGCGTTAAGTGCGCCAAATCTAACTAGTGATTTCATAATTATGAGGTAGTTACTGTAATAGTTGTAGCTGTACCGCCAATAGCCGGTAAAGGGGGCAAATCATAATAGCAATCTCCGCCTTTATTGTAAGCAGCGGCGGCAGTAATTGCATCGCAAACAAGTTGATGTAGCAAGTTATCTGGAGCTGGAGAGGAATTGTTAAACGTTAGGACTATTGTGTCACCACCGGTATCCGAAAAATCCGAATTAATATGCAAAACAGTGCTGCTAGAAGCAACCATGTTTAGAATAGAGTCAACGTCAATAAACCGATCCGGGTTAGAGGCCGGTTGAGCTGAAGAAGGTATTCTTAAGTATTTAGCCATTTTAACTTCTTGTTACAGTTACTGTTCTTCCTTCCGGAAGCGGAGATGCAATATATCCAAAAGGAGAAAGGGGATATTTAGCCGAATTAGCGTTTATGATGTCTTGAATAATTATCTCATGAGAAACTCCGCTTCTATCCGCGCCAATGATTAACGCAACATCATTTTGAATAGAATTAACGGTCCCACCAGATACTTGAACTGTCGTTTCTCCGTTTCCAAAGGCAAGCGCTATATATTCGGCGTTAATATACACGGGCAATCCGACTTTTGTTCTAGTGTATGAGTCATTTATTTCAACTGGAGCGCTCAAGGTTAGCACTGTGTTTCCCATTCTTAAAATCCGACTTGACCCACCCGAATTAGAAACAAAAACAATAAAGCTCGGACTACCATAAGCATTTGAAATACCTCCAGCCCACCTATTAGGCGTTAATGGCAATGCGGCTCCAACCGCCCAAGTAAGCCCATTTGAGCTGGTCAAAATTCTTTGTGTCTGAGTTCCTGTATTTGCAAGAGCGTAAAACCCATTGCTAGTAGCAAAAACATAAGAGAAATTGACATCGAATCCAGGGTCAACAGAAGCCCAAGTGACTCCGTCATTAATGCTTATCATAACCCTTGATCCTTGCGTCCCACCACTAGCGACTGCAACCATCGTACCTCCGCTTGCTTGTTGAGCGGCAACGGAAATCCACGGATTAGTCGCAGGGGCGGTTGCGGAAGTTTGTGAAGTCCAAGGGGTTGCGGTGTTTAAACCAGCTTCATTGTTCGTCATAACCGCGCCATTGATAGCTCCATCATTTGCAACAGCAACCCATGTTGAGGTAGCGGTTCCATTCCATGAAACCCCAGTCCAATTTCGTACTCCCGAAGATGCTACTGAAGTGTAAGTCGTGCCATTCGTAGTGGTAATAGTTTGGTCAGTCGCAGCACCGCCACCACCAACAATCACGGTTCTAGTAGAACTTGACGCCGCTGCGTTAAAACTGACTGCTTGCTGACCAGCAGAATACGACTGAACAGTCCAAGTAATTCCATCTGGACTAGTCATAATCCTTCCAGTGCCAGTTCCTGATGCAACGGCAATAAACAAACTAGCCCCCGGATTCCATGTGACCGCAGTCCATGTTTGCGTTTGCGCCGCATTACTTGCCCCCAATGGATAAGTCCATGTAACTCCGCCATCAGCGCTCCTAGCGACCCTATAAGCACCAGCATTACCTACGGCAACATAAACGCCCCCAGCGCTACTGTAGGCAACTGAAGTCCAGTTTGAGTTGCTAAACTCTTGAGGATACTGTATAAACTTTGCCATAAAAATTAAGCTAAACTATAAGTTATTGTTGCGCTATTCGAAAGCGAAGCTAGCGTGTAAACAGAAGATGCGTTACTAGTAGCGGGTGATGAAGCGTCAATAATTGCCGACAATAACTCATTCCTTTGAGCGGCTGCTGCCCCAGAAACTGTAAAGGTTAATGTATCGCTTCCGCTTGTCACACTATTAAGCTGCACCGTCACGTTGCTTGTTCCTGTCGAAAAAACATGAGAAATGTATTTAGGATTTATCAACGTCGAGCAAATGCCCTGAGAGGGGTCACTAAGAAGGTTCTTTGATATTCTAAGGAAATTATTCATAAGGCAAATATACTAATTATTGAGAGATGTATTTTTCAAGCATAGCCATCGCTTCGGCGCCCTCTTCGGTCATAAAATAAGAACTAACGGCGTCTTGAGCATCTTGTCCGGATGGAATTAATAGCATCTTAGACTTATTGTTTGCCAGATTATAGTGAACCGCATTCCGTTTAATAACTAATGCGCCGTAATCAAATAACCTGGCAACTAAGCCTTCATGAGCAATATTGGGGTCATTAATGATAGACAAAAACTCTTGCGGATTCTGCTTTGCATAAACAATAATGTCACGCTTTAATTCTTGCGTGCTAATTTTTGATGGATCTAGTTCAAGCGCAATTCTGGCTACATTTTCCATCATCGCAAAATCTAAAGACCTGGCCTTAGTAATGGCTTCGGCCTCAATCTCAAGATACTCTAATTCTTTTTGGGCATCCTTTTTATTGTCTACCTCTACAAAAATAGCATTATTGTCCGGATGAAGCTCAAGAAAACGCTGAAGAACCGGATTAGTGTCTTCAACCCTCAAAAATCCATTTTCAAAAATGATGGGCTCTAAGATAAAATTCCCATCCTGCTCATCAACGAATGGGCTTTTTTGATTCCGTGCATAACGTAACTCTCTGTTTACTTTTCCATCAAAGTGATAAAGACGTCTTGCAACTGTGTTTCTGCTGGCAAGCATAAAGCTCATAGGCGCAGACCCTCCGATTAATTTGTAGATTTTAGGCATTTTATTTGAATTTAAAGGTTAAAAAAGTAGTAGGGGGGTAGTCAACTACCCCCCTATACTTGGCAAAATTAAGATTGGAACAAGAAAAAGTTGTTTGCCCCAAGAGTACAGACGCAACGCTCTGATAGATAATGGACGCTCATGCTGTCCTCATCGCTGTTCGAAGATCCGCCAGCAGAGCCAATTGCCCAAGTCTTATACTTACGGCTTTCGGCTTCGGTTTCACGATAGCGAACGTGCAAAAATGGACGCTTGGCGTTTTGACCCATTACCTCGTCATAAACATTGGTAGAACCCGCAGGAACAAGCAGACCGTTGATTGCGCCGCCAACAGTTCCTGTAGCAGTACCTTGACCACGCATGGTGGGGTCATTCAGGTACTTCCAGTCAGACTTGTAGAAGTCATAGCCACGACGGAACCCGCGGAAACCGAGGTTCAAGGCCATTTGCTCGCTGTTGTTAAACAAGCCGTAGGAAGTTCCTCCAGTACCATAGGAGTTTTGAGCAGCCAAAAAGTCGTCCATTGCAAAAGAAGCCGCGCGATTTACAAACATCGCGTTTTCTTCAATGGCTCCCTGTTTATCAAGACGCTGAACGATAGAGTCAAAATCAATAAGGCTGGTGGGGAATCCGCCGCTGAAAACATTACCGCGATTTTGAACAGAATAGAATACGCCTTCAGTTCCTTTAAAGCCCTGAGATGTACCGCCGGCGTTAGCCGCAGCAGTTCCAACGGCTGGAACGGCCTCAATAACAGTTGCCTCAAGATAATCTTCGAAACGTAGGCGAGATTCGTGCTCGGCCTTCATATACCACAAGTATCCCGATGCACCATTTTCTGTAGTTACTTCAACCCACCCGATTTGAGTCATATCAGATCCACTTACAGTGTAACGGTCTTTAATGATTACGGGGTTGTTAAAATAAAAAGTGTCAAAAGGCTGCAAGGAGTTCGCCATTCCGGCAGTTCCTTTTTTAAACTCAGAGCCATATACCCAAACAGTATAACGTTCACCAGTTCCAGTTAGCCCTGGGGCTACAGTACTTGTGTCTTCGTATAAAGCAATGGTTACATCTTGGTTGGCAGCGCCGGTTGAGTAAGATGAAATAGCGGTAATAATACCGTGAAAGCTTTTTGCTCCATTCTCTAGCTGAAGCACAAGAGTTTGGCCAACCCTAACGGCAAAGCTTGTTCCACCCAATGGGTTTGCATTTGTTCCAGTCGGAGATCCAAGCGCTGCCGCAAATTGGGTAGATGGAATTTGTAATGTACCACCGCCATTTGCAAAGGCAGTAAAAGAACAACCGGTATACTTAACGTGCAAACGACCTTGTTCAGCCCAACGAATTAAGTCGGATGCACAAGGCATTTCTGCGCCAACCATTCGAAGAAAGCCTGAGATGCTACGATTTCCATAGCGCTCAAACTCTTTTTCGTAGATGTCTGGCAAATATTGGTTAGTCCAATCGAAAGCGCTGCTTCCGATATAGTTTGTTGCTGAAGCCACCCTATATGCGGACGGCTGAAGTAAAAATGAGGGGGATGAATTAACTGGCATGGTTTAAGAAGTTTTAAAAGGCTTAATTTTAAGGCCCATTCCTGACGATGTTGGGCTTACATCAACAACCTTCATTCCTCCGCCTATGCTTACTGGCTGTCCAGAGGTTCTTACATCCATATTGATGTTTTTACTCTTTTTCGCCATTTCTTCAGTAGCAGAAGCTACGCCTTGCTCATAGAAGAACTTTGCAAACTTATCCGGATTCATTGCGATTGAAAGAGACCTATGATAACCAGCAGCATCTTTGATCAAACCCTGTTCATCGATAAACTTTGATATAAAGTTCATCGGTGTAGCATTTTGAACTTTGATTTCAGAAGCTTCACCAGGAAGGTAAGTGTACTTTTTTTCACCTAAACTGAACTCAAAACCTTTGAACTCAGGTGAGAAAAGTTCTTCCGTTTTCTTTTGGAACCACTCTCCTTTCCGCTTTGCCTCTTGCTGCTCGCTATTGGCTCTGTCGAGGTACTCTTTATATTGTTGATACTCTTGCGAATCTTCAAGCTTGCTCCCTCTTGACTCAAGTGGAACTTTGTATTGCTCTTTTAGCTCGTTAAAGTACTTTTTTGCTTTTGCTAACTCCCTTTTCTTAGCGGCCTTTTTCTTTTTGACATCAGATTCTTGGTCTAAGTCCTCGTCGTATCCAAACTTGTCAACAAGTAATCCTAAAGCGTCTTCTCTGTCCAGATATTCTTCTTGAGCTATAGTGTAGTCTAAAAGCAACTGGTCCGGATCAACGCTGTCAAAATCTTGGTTGAGCCTCATAAAGTCCTCAATTCCCCTTCCGGTTTCTTTCTTATACTTAAGAAATGAAGACACGTCTTCGGGCAACTGCTCGGGCTCTGGAGGAGCAACAAGAAGGTCGTCAATAGAGGAAATCTCTTTTTTGTACCTTTCTTTAATAAATGAAAGAACGTCGCCCTCTTCAATAGCTGGTTTCGGCGCAGGTTCCGGGGCGGGCGGTTCCTGCTGTTGTTGCCGTTGCTGCTCCTCAAGCAAAGCCTGATTCTGCCGCTCTTTTTCTTGAACAGACGGTTGCCCATCTGAATCAAGCACTCTGACTTTAAAAGTTTCCATTAGATTTAATTTGAGTTCAAAGATATAAAAAATTAACGAGGACTAAATTCGGCCAAATCAAAGCCGTCTAGACTGTCCTCGTTGGATTCAAAGCTTATTGGAGGCAAATTGTTCTTGCGCTGGTCGATAAGCTTAGACTGTTGGGAGTTTTGAATGTTTATTCTTTTTGCTTTCTCGTCCTCTCTGGCAATTTCTCTTTCAGATAGCATTTTGCCTTGAATCTCCGCCAAACGCATATTATACTCAAACTCTTTTTCCATTAACGCGGCTTTAGCCTGAACTTCGGCGTTCATTCGTTGAATTTCAAAAGAAACCTTTGACTGCTCCACCCTGACATTCGCTTCGGCCTGTGCGTTTATTTTCATCATTGCGGTTTGAGCCGCTATCTTTTGAGCCTCCATTTGGCCCTGAATAGTAGTTTGCTGCTTTTGCATTTCATTGGCCTGCAAATTCTCTAAATTCTTTCTTCTTTTCAGCTTTAGAAGCTGATTGGCCATCTTGATATTCCTAAGCTCTCGAATGTCAATAGCGTCTTCTAAATTAATGTCGCCTTTTTGCAAGGCCATCTGAATATTTGCTTCTAACTGATTTCGTTCTTCTTCGTCCGGAGAGACTTCGATGAAAATGCCGAAATCATACATATAAAGGTCCTTGATCTCATTTAATATTGAGGCGTTGTATTTGCCTACTTGATTAATAAACTCCTCTGTAAAGGACGAATACTCAAGTATATCGGAAACCCTGTATGTAAGAGCTTCAGAAACGCTCTTTGTAATATAGACGGACGCATCAAGAATATGTCTTGTGGCTGTATTTGAGTTCATTGCGGCTAGCTTTTGAACCCCCACTAAAGCCCTTGCATCTGGAACGGAGCCGTCTCTAGCTTCATTTAGACCGGTTACGGCCCTAATCATACCTAAATAATGATTGTAGTTATTGATTAATGCGGTCATTTTTTGCTGACCAGAGCTAGAGTTTAATTGCTGGATTGGGATTCTAGCGTTATTAAACTCCCCATCCTGAGTGAAGCTTCGGCCGACAACGCTACCCGTTTGGAAGTAAAGTCTTAAAGCGTCTTCTGGACTATACGCCTGACCATTTCCCAAATCAACCTCATTGATTCCGTCTGCGTCCAAAAACACGCCATCAGGAACAGTTTTGGCTATAACTTGCTGAAGTTTAAGGTGAGTGAGCTGAATTAAATCAGCAAAAGGGATCATTCTCCTAACCAATGACTCAATGTTGCCTTTGTACATCCTTGGCGCACAAGCAATATAGTTTGGAATCGCATGCTGAGAAGCTGATTTTGGTCTAACCATGTTCTCCATCAATTGCCACTTCAACATAATGGTAGTTCCCATTACCATGACCCCATCATACCAAACGTCAATCGTTTTAGTTATTTTCTCAAATCCTTGCTCCTCCATCATCTCAACCGGAGGATTAAAGGATTGATCCTTTTCAATAACTCTTTCGCCGCCTGATTCTAAACGCTTCTTTTTGTAAGTAAACGTTTTAGTCGTTTTGTAATTAAAAAATAGAAGTGTAGCGGTATCGCTTTTAAAAAGGCTATTGTCATAAAACTGAGAAACGTTATAGTAATCGTACCAGGACTGACTGTATTTAAATATTTCTTCTAAATCGGTGGGGCTTAAATCCGGTCTTATTTTGACAAGCTCTGTCAATGGAACAGTCTTTATTTCTCCCCAATAAAAGCAATCTCGAAAATATGGGTCTTCCGTGTAGCTATAAACCACGTTTGCTGGGTCTACATACTCTACTCTAATACCGTCTCCGGGGTAAAATTGGTGTTTTACCATGCCTATCCCTAAAACAGTAAGGTCATAATCTACCCGTTTCCTTAAGTCCGAGTACCTATTTTCATCAAGAATCGTAGATATAGCCGTTTCTTCCGCAATCTCAATAGCAGGCTTATAGTTCAGCTGCATGTACAACTGCAACTCCTCTTCATTTTCCGGAAGGTCTTCGGGATTAATGGTAAAAGCATTTATGCCTAAAATCTTTTCAAGATTCCCAAAAATCTCTTTTCCGACCATTTGCCTCTCAATTGAGGCCTGAAATCGGTTTCTTCTTGACAAAGACATTGCGTCTTGCGAATAGGCTTTTACCTGAAAAAACCTATCAGACATCCCATTAACGACAATGTCCACAAACTTTGGCAGTATTGGTACAGGGGTCCAGTCTAAGTTTAGGTAAGACAAGTCCCCGTTTACGGACATCTCATTCTTGTACTTTTCAACCGATTGCTCGCCACGGGCGTAAAGCCTTAAATAATGAAAATCTCTCCACTGAGAGTAAAATCTTCCAGAACGAGAATCCCGCCTAAACCACTCGTATTGAATAGCTTGACCTATCTTGAGCCCAAACGCCTCAGTGTTCTTTTCCGCATCAGGGACAAACTGATTCGGGAATGACTGCGCATTGATGATGGGCTGTATTTTGCTCATTTAGAAATTATTTGGCTTACCTTGCCAGAGTTATTATATCGAGCAAAGTTAATACTTATTTTGGAGCTCTTTGTTTCGGGAACATATAGGTGCTTTTGAGTCGCCATAATAGCCAATCCAGAGCTAATCGAGGCGTCATGCTTAGTTCTGTCGTTAATATTAAACAAAGCCCAATCATATAAAGTGCGATTAAACGGCATATCCCCACACTCGTTATCGTCTCTAAATACGCCATCAGCATCATATCCAACGTACTTTTCAATATAAGATTCAATAGCCGACGCATGGGCCTGCCGGACTTCTTCGCTGCTATTTGGAATCCCTCCGAGCTCAAGCTCTGTTTTTGACAATTTAGCCATTGGCCTATCTGGCCTATTTAGTGAATAAGGCCTATATCCTCTATTTTTTAAGTGATAAAGCAGTCTAGCCTTGTTATTTTCCGCAAGCATAGGCATTCCATAGAATACTAGGGCCATCAATACATCTTCAAAAAAAATCTCCGCAGTTTGAGGTCTGGCAATGTATTCTAGAAAAAAAGCGTTTATTGGAGCGCCCTGATCCATGTGAAACTTTGTTAGTCCATGCAGGGCCCCATTTGACCCACCGCCACCAACAACTCCCGAAATATCATACGAATCGCAGCCAAACGCTCCTAAGTGCTCATTTCCAGGATAACGCTTGCCGCTTTTTTCAATATATCTATTTTGCATTTCGGCCGGCGGTATCCAACTAACAAGAAACCGTCCGGAGTTACTTGGGACCCAAATCACCTTGCTATCTTTAATTCCGTTTTCCCAATGAAAACTGCCTCGAGTTAGCAATTGGCCCTTAATCATGCCGTCATTGTAGTCAATCTGTTGATAAATCTTTGCCAGATTAAAAAGAGACTGCTTGCTTTCGTCGCGAAAAGCGTGCGCTTCAGTTCTAGGAAACTGCCTATAAAACTCATTAAGCGCATCTTGGTCGTGCTTCAGCGAGCTTACCTCGTTTTCCCAGTAAGTTATCGCCCCAAGAGTTATTGAACGCCCGGCATAATCAACTGTTTTTTTCTTTGGGGTTTCCATAACAGGAAACCCATATTGGTCAATATACCCTTCAAAATTCCATTCCATAGGCACAAAAAACTTGTACAGCCCACTTTTTGTTTGCCCATTTGCATTTCTTCTTGACACATCAGAGTCATCATAAAGATCTTTGAAATTGGCGCCCCCTTTTGATAAGGCATTTACGGTAGATCCCATTAGGCACTTACCAACAATTCGACTACCGACCCGTAAAGTTGTTTTTGTTACCCGCCAGTTATTCAATATGTTTTCAGGTTTTTCCCATTTTCCAGACTCGTCATGAACTAGAAGGACAAGCTTTTCCCCATCATAACTATTATCGGCAGTATTTCTCCAGTCAATGGTTGTATTTAATCCATCTGGATCATCGGCAGAAAATGCTTCGTGCATGTTCTTTTTTGTAATCATTGAGGCAGGGACTCTAAAAGCTAATTCGCTTTTTGGCTTATCCATATCGTCTCGT